TGACGTCCTTACCCGGATTGGTATTGAGGATGAACTCGGGCGGAGCCATCACTCTTCGTTCGGATCGACCACCGTCACCGCCAACGTGGCGACGTCGCTGTCCTCTTCCTCGTCGTGGACGCGAAGCGTGATCGAACCGGCCTCGGGGAAGATGAAGCCCTCCCACTGATGTTTGCCGTCAACCGCTGACGGCGCGAACAGCTCGCTGTAGCCCGACCCGACCACGGTCGAGTCTGCCGGCGTCATCCGGAAGCGGTACAGCTTCTGCGTGCCGTCCTCGTTGTTGAGCTCGAGGTCCGCGACCTCGATGTGGCACGCGTCGATCGTGGCGCGGATGTCGCCCGTCCCCTGATCGACGTTGCCGCACTTGACGGTAATAGTCGCCATGGTTCCTCCTCAGCGAGCCTCCGACCACGTGTTCATGTCGTCGACTTCCTTCTGGGTCTTGGGGTCGCTCTGACCCTTGTTGGGGCTCAGGCCCCGGCCGCCCTCGGCGGCCTTCAGCGAGTCCTCGCGCCGATGCTTGGCGGCGTCCTCTTCGTCGGCGATCTCCGACCGGCGTCGCTTCAGATCGGCCTTGGGATCTTCCTTGGACTCCATGCCGTAGGTCTCCGGCTCGCCCGGCAGCCGGTAGTTGAACTGGGCGAGGTCCTCCTGCTTGGTTTTGCCCTTGGCCACGGTCACTTCTCCTTCCGCGTGCGCCGCGCTCGCGGCGAACCTGCCGGCGCGAACGCCGGATCAGCATTCGGATCGTCGACCTTGACCTCGGCGGACGACGGATCCCCGTGTGCCCCGGGCTCCTCGACGGTCTTGACGTCGGCGTCACGGGGCTGGTCAATGAGCTCACCCGGCTGGCGCGAGACGGTGAAGCTCTCGTCCAGCTTCAGGCCGTCGGCGCGCGCCTTGACCGTGAACTTGCCGGGCGCCTGTGTACGCCAGAAGAGCTGGCAATGCCCGGTGCCATCAGTCTTGAGCGTGGTCCAGTACGGCTGCGCGATGGGCCCGGCCACATTCACGGTGACTTCCGTATCCGGCGGGAAGTCGATGAAGTCGATGAGCATCTCCTGATGCGTCAGCGGCGCCGCCGGCTTGAGGTTGATCGTGGGTTCTGGATCGGGCCTGTCTCGTCGAGCCATGGAGTCTCCTCTGTGAAGGCGATGTCCCGAACCTCGGGCCACCAGTCGTACGTGGTCACCTGATTCCAGCCGACGCGAGCCGCGACCGTGACACAGGCGTCGTGCATCATCAGCGTGTTGTGACGCTCCCAGCCGGTGTTGCCTCGGCCAAGTTGGTAGATGCGCAGGTAGTCGCGCATCATCTCGTCCAGCGATCGCTCGTGAAGGATGTGGCCATGCGGCCACCAGATCTCGCGGCTGCCAGTCGGCCGGCTGTGCATGGTGCGTGGCCACCTCAGCTGGCTCCGAAACAGGCGCAGGTGGCCATGCTGCTCGGTGTACTCGACGCCCTCCACGATCGAGATGAAAGGAACCCACACCGCGTCGTAGCCCTTGAGATCGGCGATAGCGGCCACGCTGCTCAGTGACTCCAGCAGTTCGCTGTCAGGCAGCTCGTCGAAGGCAACCACGAACGCCCAGTCGGTCTTCACCCGGCGCACTAGATCGTGCATCGAGGCATCGCCGGTGCCGTAATGCGGGTGCTGGATCAGCTGGTCGGTGTCGCGGTCGACGATGACTCCGGCGATCTCGAGCGTGGCGTCAGTCGACTCCTGCACGCCGACCACCATGTGGCTGAACCAATGGCGAGCCAGCGTCAGCAACTTCTCGGCGCGAGCCTCCTCATTCCACGCCACTGCGGTGAACGTGATGCGCTCGTGAGGCGGAACATTCGGATGGGTGATCCCGGTGGCGGCGACGATCTCGGGGATCGTCTCGGCCACGCTCCTCATTTCTCGTGGCGCTCAGGCGGCCACGCAGCGTAGTCGACGAACGACTGTTCCCAGCCACGCGGGCGAGCCGGCACGCCCATGACCGTGGTCGCCTCAGGCACGTCGCGGGTGACCACCGCCCCGCCAGCCACCACCGCGTCGCGCCCGATGATCTTGCCCGGCAGCACCGCCGCCCCCAGCCCGATACGGGCCCCAGACTCAACCCGCGGACCACGCTCGGCTCCGGTGTAGCCGCGGCGACCCATGGCGTTGTCGTTGGCGCTGATGACATTGACGCTCCAGAACACGTCGTCGCCGATGACCGCGTCGGCCGTCACGTGCGACAGGTCCATGATCTTGGTGCGGTCACCGATGACGGTGTTGCAGTTGATGGTGCTGTTGGCTCCCACCACGCACTGGGTGCCGAGGCTGGTGTTCTCGCGGATCATGACCCCGTCGCCGATCAGCGTCTCGGCCCCGAGGCGAGCTCCCTTGTAGATCGAGGCGTTGGCGCCCACCACACATCCGGTACCGATCACGGTTCGGCCGTCGGCCTTGGGCTGGCGCGACAGGGCCCCGGTGTTGCGTGGCGGGCGGCCAATCACCGCGTTGGCGAAGATGCGCACCCGGTCGCCGATGATCACGTCGGCGGCAATGTAGACCCCGGCGTCGATGGTGCAACCCCGCCCACAGCGCGATCCGGGCTCCATGACCACGAAGGGCCCGATCGAGGTGCCTTCTCCGATGACCCCCTCAGTTTCGATCACCGCTGTCGGATGAATCGCCATCGTCAGAACCTCCGGGCAGCGCCGGCTTCTCGCCGGTCGGTAGGGCGGGTTGCTTGGCCTTGGCCATAGCCTCGAAGTAGTCGCTGGCAGTGGGTGTCGACTCGTCGAGCAGGACCACCCCATTCGACAGGCGCATGACCAGCGAGGTGCCCAGCTTGCCTCCGATCGGGGCCCGGCCGTCGTCGATGCGCGCCTCGTCGATCGTCTTCCAGCCCACACCGCCCAACGCCTTCTCGTTGATGTCGGCCTTGGTCAGGGTCTCCTTCAGATTCAGGCGCTTGAAGCGGAAGGCGAGATTGTTATCGCGCCCGCCGAAGGCGTCGTCCCACACGACGTGCTCGGTGAAGGCAGTCTGGATGAGGGCCATGAATGGGCGCTGGCCGCGGCCCTCGCTCTGCTCGGCCTGCTGCTCGGCGTTGGCGCGGTTGATGTCCATGGTCAAGCCCAGATCCTGTGGGCTGAGGCCCATCACCGCCGCCAGCTTGCGCACGTACCAGATCTGGTACTCGAGGAACTGCATGTCCTTGTTGGACTGCCGGAAGGGAATGAACGAGGCTCCCTTGGTGCCTCCCACGAAGGCCATCGCACCCTTGCCGGCCACTTCGGACATCCAGTAGCGCCGGAACTCCTTGACCTGCTTCTCGCCGGCCCCCTCGCCGAGGTCGATCATGCCGTCGGGCGCTGCGGCGCGGACCTGCCGCGCGTTGTACTCGTCTCCCCACAGCATGCCATCGATGGTGTACTTCAGCGTCTCCAGCGGGCTAATCCCGATCGGCAGATAGCTGATCGGGTTGGCCATCAGGTAGGCCATGTCGCGGTCCTTGAAGCGGACCGCATCCCGCGGGTCGCCGTGATACAGCGGGTACCAGAAATAGCGCGTCTCGTCGGGATCGCCGTCCCACAGGGCGTTGACCTTGACCTTGCCGCCGTCAACCGGCCACAGCCGGCGCACCACGTCGTCCAGTGAGCGGTCCTTCTCGAACACGCCGGCATCGAGGGTCAGGATGTCCTCGACCACCTTCATGGCGAAGGTCGGGAAGTTGCGATCCTCGGGGTTGGGATTGGTGAACAGCTCGCGCAGGTGGTCCTGCGTGCGCCGGCTCCAGCGCTTGGTCTCGTCGATGGGCACCACGTCCCACTCGGCGGTGGCGATCTGGTTGTTGCGGATGTTGATTGCGGCCCTCACCCACTCGCTGCCACGCGCCCAGTTGCGGTACATGGCCACGTTGGGCTTGCCGATCTCAGCGCCGTTGGCGGTGACCGCGGCGGTGGAGATGGCGATCGGGTCGTTCTTGGGTGACGAGCGGAACGCCTTGCGGAGCTCATCGAGAATGGCCATCAGACCTCAGCTCCTCGAAGTGACGCTTCAGGGTGTCCTGCTGCACCTTGCCGAGGAACTCACCCATCATCCCGCCGTTGATGACGTCCAGCGCCTGCTGGTAGCGGTACTTGGTGGTGTCGAGGCCGCTCATCATGGCGGCCACGTGATCGGGCACGACAAACGTGCCATCGAGGAACTCGAGCTCCTCGCCTCCATCGAATCCCATGCTTACCTCGGCGCGCTGGTGAAGACGAGCCCCGAGCGATCGGAGAGCTGCATCGAGTAGCCCAGTGCGTCGACGAGGTCGTCATGACCGCGGTCGAAGCTGGTGAGCTCGATCTCGAAGGTGCTCTCGCGCAGATCCTTGAGGTGATAGACCTTGCCGGCCTCGTAACGGTTGGCGACCGCCGTGGCCCGCGTGCGCTTGTCTTTGTCGGCCGGCTGCTTATGGACCGGCACCGCGCTGAAGCGCTCCATCAGGTTGGCGATGACGGTCGACTGGTGCTGCACCGCCTCGACCGCCACGAGGCCGACGTAGCCCCACTTCTCGCAGTACGTCAGCCACTTGTCGTAGACCCACTTGTCGTGGCCGGAGGTGATCTTGATGCGGTCGTAGTCGAGCACGTAGAAGTTGCCGTCGTCGTCCTCGGCGGTCACCACGCAGGCGGTCCAGTCGGCCCGTTCGCGAGTGCTGGTGGCGAGGTCAACGCCCATGCGGATGGTCAGTGGCCGGTCGCGCGGAATGTCGTCGAGGTAGCTGAAGAAACGGCTCTGGAAGACGTCACCCTCCATCAAGCCGCTGATGTCGTTGAGCATGGCGCACGCGAAGCGCGCGGCACCCATGTCGTTCTTGAGCTGCTCGAGACGCTGCACCGGCCACAGCTCAGGCCACAGGCTCTCGATCTTGCCCCGCTTGCCGGGCACCAGCGCTGCGCGCTTCAGGACCCGCCAGCCCTTGTCGATCAGGGTCTCGTACAGGTCTCCCTCGGCCCAGCGGGTGCCGACCACGATGGCGATGCCGTCCGGCGCCAGACACGGATACAGGGTCTGCCAGAACCAGTCCTCGACCTTGGCCATCTGCTCGCGGGTGGCGGTGTTCTCCTGATCAAGGATGTCGTCGCAGTGGATAACGTCGAAGCGCTTGGACACGATCTGGCCGCCCACGCCCTGCGAGTACAGGGTGGCGTACTGGGAGCCATGCCAGCGGCTGCCCTTGCGCAGCCATTCGGTGTCGGTCCACTTGGCATCGCTGACGATGTTGCCGAACACCTCGTGGTAGCGCTCGTTGCGCTCCAGCGTCCAGCGAATGCCGCGGCTGAAGGCGGCGGCGTGGTCGGCGCTCTTACTGAACAGCCCGACCCGCAGGTCGGTCTCGAGCCCGATCTGGTGGCTGTTGTTGATGGTCGTGCCCCACGTGCTCTTGGCGAAGCCGCGCGGCTCCAGCACGAGGCCATTGACCCGATCGCGTCGGCAACCTTGGATAAACTCCACCATCTCGCGGTGGTGGGGCGCCGGCCGGTGACCGAACACGAACTCGCCGAAGCGGAAGACGTCGTCCTTAGCTTGAGCCGACAGGCTTTGGTTCAGGAGCTGTTCCCATTGCTCCTGTGGCAAGTCGCTCTCGCGCAACGCCCTCAACAAGGCCTGCAAGTGAGCGGAGTCCTGATTCGGAGATGTGAAGTCCGGAGGCTCCATCGGACTCCTCTCTGCGCGGCCCCAGCGCCTCACGCACGCTGGTCACCAGCTTGGTGATGTCGGCCGGGGTGGGCACGATCGAGCCATCTGCCAGCTTCTTGCGGTAGACCTCGATCGACTCCTCGGTGGCCGACAGGACGTCATCGTTGAGCTGGATCAGGCGCCGGGCCAGCTCCTCGGAGGCCGTGGCGGACACGATCTCTTGGGTCCGGTTCTGATACGCGAGGCGCTCCGCCTCCCAGCCCTCGAGGCGCGCGATCCGATACATCGAGCTCGGCGTCCGGTTGTACTTGGGCGCCAGCTTGCGGATGGTGATCGGGGCCGGGCTGGTGACGAACTCGCGCCGCGCATCGGTGTACAGCGACGAGCGGTTCATGGCGTCTCCGGGGACGGTCAGCCAAGAAAGACCGTGGCCCGCAGTTCAGGCCGGCTGACGCGTGTTGTGCGACACCTTAGCACGCCGTGGGAAGCGTGCCTACGTTGCGGGCTCTTCGGTAGTGGTCTAGTTTGAGCGACGCGGGATCACGAGCACGACGTATCCCAATCGACAGCCAATACTCCCTCGTTGGGGTCGAACACCCATGTCTGTCGCAAATGCTTGAGCGATCGCGCAAGAACAGTACGTTTGAGCACGGAACGGGACTTCCATTCCACGTGGAATTCGCGTACACTAATTGCGACTGGTGGAGCACACGGGAGTCGAACCCGTCGGGAAGTGGATTCCAAGCCCCGTCCCGGCGAACCTGCGTGCCCCACTGGTGAACTTGTGCAAGGGCGGCCGGTGGGTGTTGTGGCTAACGAGACCTCCGGGCCGCCCTTTGTCGCCCTCGGCTAGCCCGAGCTGCCGGCGTCCTCCTCCATCCGACCCTTCGCGGCGCCCTCGTCCCGGGTGTAGGCCAGCAGGTTGGTCTCGACGAGGATCTCGGACAGGTCGTACCACATCAGCTCGCGGGCGGCCAGAATCAACCCCTTCTGGTGATCGACGCCCAGCAGCAGGATCTCGCCTCCGTCGCCGGCCGTGTTGCCGTCGCGCAGGGTGACCACGAAGGGCGCGTCAGCGAAGCTGATCACTCGGGCCGAGCTCCGTAGGCACGTGGGAAGGCGCGGGTCAGGATGTCGAGCGCCTTGGTCTGGTCGATGCCCAGCGGCCAGTCGTTGTTCAGGTTGCGGCGCGGCGCTTCGGCCGCGGCCCGCTGCTCCCAGTAATGGCAGCGCGGGCAGTCCGCCGATGGGTC